CTCCCGTAGGTATGCAAATCATCCTAGTGGAAAGAAATACGCTAGAGATGGTTCCGTATCACCGCAGTCGCCAACCGCACTACACTGTGAAAAGTCGCGTTCTGCAACTGTTTTCAAAAGAATGAGAGACAAAGCAGCATACGACGAAACTTATCAACAATTACGTAAACAATGGAGATCTGAAGAATGATGTTCTTATCCTGCCCACCAGTATATACATTACCTGGCACATGGACTAAATGTAATGCTATCATACCACACTACAATGCTGATCCCAATGCTACGTTTGGTATATCAATCCTAGTAATCTTGGTGTTGTTATCTGGATTTGGAATATATAAAGCATTCTTCAACAACAAAGATCTAGTAGATCAATGGGATGAACATGATGACTAACCACGCACTAGAAATTATATTCTGGACAGTTCTAACATTATATGTTATGACTAAGATAGGTGTATTTAAAAAATAATGTATCATAATAATTTTTTTACTGACGAACAGTGGGAATGTATTAGGGTGTGTGTAGCAAACGCACCGATACCCTATGACATTACCAAGAAAAAGATTCCTGCTGAGATACTAGATAAGATAGGTCAACCTAAACGTGAAGAACATGAGGGTGAGATATTAGTTAAGATGGATTTGAGTGTCTATGAATAACCTGTGGCAAAATTACAAGAAAGTTTTAAACAATACTTTCTTACTTGAAGAAGATCCTCTCGATATGACTTGGGAAGGAAAACGTAACACAACTCTTACAGCGAAGATATATCGCCATAAATATTTTTTGAAGGCACGAGAAGTGGAGATATACAATGAAAACTCTTGCATATACAACAACATCCTCTATCCTAAAACAGGTTGTAATCTTCCCTGTTTTGGCATGGATCTTATGGGATTTAGCGACAAAAAGGTTATTATAGTATTTGACTTCCAACATCCCACAGAGAACTATACGTTCAAACATCCAGACCTACCAGTAGCAACAGAGGACTATAGATTCTTTGAGAAGGGCAATCACTTCTCAGAGAATATTTTCGTGCGTAAGTGTAAGATGGATGAGGTAGATCAATATGTAGGAGAGTTCGCACAATATATGCAAGCATATTTTAGGATGGTAGATGCAGTAGAACCTGACGGTGAAGACACCTCAGTTTATGCTGACTTTGACACATATATGACAAGATTGGATCCTGTCGGTGGATACCTCAAAGGTATCTTCGGAGAGGACAGAGCAGAACAGCTTGTCAAAGACTTTCTTTTCTGCTATAATAAATAGTACTGCTGCATCGCAGTAATACATTCAATACAAAAATACGGAGAATACACATGTCATTTAGTGCTCTTAAGAAGTCTAACTTTCAAGACTTACTTTCTAAAGCAGAAAATCTCAATAAGTCAGAGACCAAAGCAGGTCCTGATGAGCGTCTCTGGAAACCAGAGGTGGACAAAGCAGGAAACGGTTACGCTGTAATCAGATTCCTTCCTGCACCCGATGGAGAAGACCTTCCATGGGCACAAGTTTGGAGTCATGCCTTCCAAGGACCTGGCGGTTGGTATATCGAAAACTCCCTTACAACTTTAGGTAAAAAAGATCCTGTTTCTGATCTCAATAGAGAACTTTGGAACGCAGGAGCAGAGGGATCTCCACAAAGAGATCAAGCACGCAAGCAAAAGCGTAAGTTAAACTATTACAGCAACATCTATGTTGTTAAGGATAGTGCAAATCCTTCTAACGAAGGTAAGGTATTCTTATACAGGTTTGGTAAGAAAATCTTTGACAAGATTATGGAATCAATGCAACCCGCATTTGAGGATGAAACACCAGTAAACCCATTCGATTTTTGGAAGGGTGCTGACTTCAAACTCAAGATTACAAGAGTTGCAGGATTTTGGAACTACGACAAGTCTGAGTTTGCTGAACCATCTACACTAGGTGAGTTTAGTGACAAAGAGTTGGAAGCAATCTGGAAAGAAGAACATAGTCTAGCAGCATTTACTGCTGATGATCAGTTCAAATCATATGAAGATCTTAAGTTACGTCTTGAGACTACATTGAAGGGTAACTACTCTAAACCAGTTGATGAAGAAGTCTTTGAAGAAGAGGCAGAAACACCAACACCAGTTGCCACGACAGCACCATCTGCTGCACCAGAAACTGATACGTTATCGTACTTTGCTAAACTAGCACAAGACGACTAAAAAATAAGACCCCTTCGGGGGTCTTTTTTATTACATGTTTATATCTGACGTACCACCCGCTACTGTGGTGATTCTTCCTTTTAATAACAATGCCTTATACTCCGCAACAAAATCTTCTATCAGTTTTGGTTTTATTACTTGTATATTTTGTTTTTTACTGTTTAATTCTGTCTCGTACATTGCATTCGTTACTGACACTACTGGGTTCGCAGTAACAGTTGTAGACCCATTGTAATATGATACTTGAAAATTAGATGGCACTACTTTCCCTGCAGGAACAATTATATTGTTATTGGCATCTTTTACTTCTGTGGTTACATGATGCTTAGTTGCCTGTGGATTGCTATATTTTTGATTAATAAAATCTTGTAATTGAATTACAGATCTAGGCCACTGTGCATAGTAATCTGTTATATCGTTTATAACAAATATAGTCCAGTTATAAAATGGATTTCTGTATAATCTAGTTGCAACATCCTCTGGTCTCTCACCATCTTGTACGTTATCCTCTACGAATAAACTAACTTGAGATTTAAACTCTGTAAGTATCTCTGCACGTCTCCATATATTTGTTACCAACAGAAAATCTGGATCAAGAGAGTTTGATCCTATGTTATACAATAAATTAGGCAAACTTTCTAACATTAGAATGATACCTCTCCAGTAAATGCTGCGTCTTCATTAGCAATAAATCCACCCTCTGATGTGCCAGTAAATCCTACTCCTGCAATAAGTTTTGAATTTCTCTTGTCTGTATATGTTGCACCTTCCATATCCACACGTGTGAGTTTTGTTGTTTCTTTGAACTGTAATTCCATGGTAATCATGGGAATAGATCCATCAAATATTGTTTGTAGTTGACCAAATGGTGTTGTGTTTATAGTCAGTCCAGTCAATGCACATAATTTTGTTCTGGGCATCATAGGATGTTGTATTGGATCTCCTAAAGGATTACCTTCTTCATCACACTTGACAAATTTAGGTGTCAATACAAATACGTCTGGGAATGTAAGTACAACAGCACTACCTCTACCAGATTTTGAGTTAGGGTGCATGCCACGTTTGAACCATTCTATTATTTCTATAATTCTATTACTTTCTTTTTTATTTCTTGCTGCTAATTCAAATCTAAAACCAAACTCTCTGCCCTGCATCCTCTCAAAAAACTGTATTGAGTTTTCATTAGGTGCTAATCCTGCTAATCCTGCAAGGTTCTTGGGATTTAATTCACTATTTACTTTAAATGGATCAGTCGCACCCTTTGCACCTTTTGTGAAACCTTGAACTAATTTTGTAGTGTCGACACCACCTATCTTTGCAACATTAGGTCCTTTAGTTAATTTTGATGTAGCATATTCCATACCCGCACCCGCAATACCACCAACTGTTGCTAACGAAGCAAACTTTCCTGCTTCATCAGCAGCAAGTGCTAGTGTTCCTAACTTAAATTCATTATTCCAATCAGCACCATACTTATACTGAAACTCGTTAGGTAATGGTAGCATACATCTCTCTGCCATTAAACCTTTGTTCTTTTTGTCTATTAAATCTTGCTTCTTTTGTAGCAACTGACCTACAGTTGTTACTTCACCATTTTTTAACTGTACTCTTGTTGATGGATCTACATTTGGATCTGTAATATTAATTGTTTTACCACCACTTGTTTTTGTAAAAGTTCTCTTTCCTCGTTTTTCTTTGGTTACTACTTTCTCTGTCTTATATTCATTCAATGCATAGTCGGTAAAATTACCGAAAATATTGTCTTGAGGTGCACCAGATCCATATGCTTCTGCTAATCTGTTTGAACCAAATCTTACAGCATCTGATATTACGCTTCTATTGTATGATCCGTTTGCATCATTAAAAGTTTTTGCCACAGTCTTCTGTGCCTCATCATAACTATACTTCTCTATCTGTAAGAAAGATGCGTATGGTATTGCTGAAAGACCAGTTGGATATTCAATAACTGTGTTTTTCTGTGTCATCTATTGTAATGAAATTTTTCTAAGGGCAATGTACTTAATAATTGCACTTCACTTTCCTGTATTTCAAAAAAGACGCTATCTGCTCTTTTAGGTATGTATTGACGTAAAGTTTTTTTAGGGAAACTCATACTATTTAGTGCCTTTAATCTGGCATTTGTTGTACGTATATAGTGAACATTTGCACCAATTAAGTTATTCTTCTTAAACTCCATGGCATATACAAGTGGATATTCATCCCATTCTTTTAATTTGTCTGCAAATTTGGGATCATACTCAAAGATATAGAACTTTCCTGCACTAGGTGACTCAGTAGCATCGTCTAATAGTATATTGAATACTTC